ATGATTCGTCAATTCTCTCTTTTGTCCACTCGACGCGTGGTGCTTGCCGCGCTGATCGCCGGCATGGCGAGTACGGCGGGCATGGCGGCCGCCGCCGACGAGCCGGCGCCGACCTTCTCCGAGGCCATCACGCAAAGCGCGCATCGCGCCGAATGGAAGCGAATGATTTCGGGCGAGACGCGTGTGCCGGGATGGCTCGCGAGCGAGAACCGGGTCAGTTCACCGTACCGGCGCGAGCAGATCGAGGGCGCATCGTATCTGGTGGGGTGGATGTGCAAGCCGCACGATTGCGCGGCCAATCAGTTCTACGGCGTGATCGACGAGGATGCGCACCGGATGTGGGGAATGCTGGTGACGCTGCCGGAGACGCCGGGCGCTTACGATGCGCCGAGCAAGTACGCGAGTTTTCGCTGGTTCGGCAAGCCGGATGAACGGATGAAGGCGTATCTGCGGGATCAGTTGAAGCAGGATCCGAACTGGAAGTGAGTGGAGGTTAGGCGGCGCGGGGGCGATGCGCCGGTCCGCCTCGCGTCATGATCGCGTGCGCGGTCGGTTTGCGCGCGGCGCGCGCCGCTTGCGGATTCGGTTGCGAGCGCGTTGCGACGGGGGGGGCGGAATCCTTGTGGATATGGTCCCCGACAGAATTCATGTCTATATGATGGTAGGGGTCTGTGCGCGGGGTGTTACTGAAACAACCCCCAAAAAAACCCCCTTGCTATCGAGGTATGAACGGGGGGCGCCGGGATCCTCTCCCCAACATGCTACTTGGTGAGGGTCCCGCGCCATTTCCGCTCAAACGGCCCTTACTACTTTTTGTCCTCGGCGTTCAGGTTGAGCACAGATTGGTCGAGAGCATACTCTTCGCCGTTGTAGACTTTCCGCAATAGGTCAACGGCAGCCTCTGAATACTTATGAGTCTTGCTACCTGCGGCCTGCCCAGTTCGCATGGTGATGTGGTATCTGTTATCCGTAGATTTGATATCAAAACCAGTAGACTCTTTCAAAACATCGATGACTTTCTGCACCGCGTTCCAGTTAGGTAGACCAAGTTGTTCTGCGACGCCGCTAAGCACATATTTGTAGTTCAAATTAACCTGAGCAGGATCGTCGAGCGAGGTAACGCCAAAAAGTTTGGCGAAGTTTTCACCGGAGTTCACGGCGTGCTCAAGGGTTTTGAAATCTATCTCAACGTGCTTTTTAGGTATATCAGATCTAATCAATTCGACCGAGCGGGCCATCAAGGCACGCAGAAGTTTGGTATTGATTTTCTCCAAGTTTCCTGCTTGGCCGAAGGCGCGAAATACCCATTCAAATGATGAGGCTGTAATGCTCTTGATTCGGATGTTTCGTCCATCGGAGACGGGCAGTACCTTGTCACGCGGCGGATACGACGCGTCGTTAATGCTCGAATCCCATTCGAGAATGTATATATTCGGCACAAGCTCATACTCGGAGGCGCGCACCATCCTGTCAACATCGGACAAGATGCTCTTGATATTAGGGTCTTCGGCGCGGTAACCAATAAACAAGAGTGGGTGCTCAATAAAGTACGTAAGCAGCTTTGCGCTTAGATATTTGTGATCCTCTGAGAATCTATCGTAATCGGCTTCATTAATGACGATAGAGTCTGGATTGGATATGCATCCATGGATTTTGAATATTTCACCTATGGCCAGAAAAGGCTTGCGTAGAATTTGTTGACCGACTACTCGCTCGTAGTCGGGGAATAATGGCTCTAAAACCTCATCATAATTTGTCGTGATAACGGCGTGCGGGCTGATAGCCTTGAGTGCCTCGATTTCGGAGTCGTTCTCGGCGGATCCATAAGAACCTTTGGCATCGGCGCCGATCCCTTTCACAAGTTGTGCGATTGCATACTTAATGAAGATATCTCGCGGTGAATTTGCATGAAAAAACTCATCCGGGAATTTTGCACGTCCCTTCCCCCATGCCCATTCTCGATAGAGGTCTGAGAATACCGATCCAACCTTTTTAAGATCGTTGTTGTGCGCTTGCTTGTAGTAGGCAAAATCCTTGTCTATCAGCGGACAATCTTTACTCAATTGCGTGAGAAGTTCTTCCCAATTTGGCCCGTTGGCGTATCGCTTCGAGAAGCCAGAGCCGACGAATAGTATCGGCTGGCAACTTGCATCGGCGAGTACCTGTGCCACATCAGCAGTGATCTCGTTCTTGTATTGCGCGTAGTCCAACGGCATCGCTCGTTCTCCATTCTCGATCTAGTTTTGATGCTTCCGCTGTGGGTCGCTGTGTAGCGGCGCGGTATTTCCCGTGTGGTTACCCGGTAGATTAACCGCAATATGATGCAGAAATGCAACCTTTGCATCGCGAGGCACCCATGCGTGGCAACTTGCCCTGAATCTCGGAGTTGAGCGGTGGTAACAGCGCGCGAGGATAGTGCGGGGCGCGTCGGCTCTTTGGTAGCACGCTCGCTCGCGATTCGTCGTCGGGTTAACAACACGGCTGCTCGTTAACATCGTCGCAATCGACGGAATCTGTTTACTGATAACGGCTTGAGCGGCTTTGCATCGTGTGATTTGCTCGAACGAATTGGTCGGTTGCCGAGACGGCCTGACGGTTGGTCGCGTCGACAACCGACAGCGGAAACGGATTTGCGGCCCGCGTGGTCGATCCGTTCAGATCGACTGTCTAGTTGAGCATGTCGGCCTCGAGAGTCAGGCCACCGCCGGATCACGCAAGCGCATTAGGAGCGATTCGACCGCCGGTGTGAGCGGATCGGTCATGCCTTCGCGGTCGTCGTACAGGGCGCCGAGTACGAGTAGGACGGCCGAGCGCACCGGGCCCGGCACGGTGCTCGGAGTATCGCCGTCTTCGAGCACCCAAGTGTCGGGGATTTTCTTGAGCTTCAGGTAGTCGACGATGACGTCGCTGGCCGCGTCCACCAGATCCTTGATAGCGTCGTCATCTTCGCCCGCTTCGACGCGCAGGTGCGAGAGAGCGCGATTGAACGAGACGAGGTGCTTAATTGCCATTTGCCGGCTCCTTCGATTCGGATGTGCTGGTCAACGTCGCGCTGCTTGGCGCCGGGTTCTTGTCGCGCTTCGCGAGCGCGTCGAGCGAATAGTTCTGCTGTTGGAGATACGGCGTGTCGCCACCCGGCACAGGCGGCATGTTCTCTGCCGCGCGCGCCTCATTCGGGGCCATCCAGCCGCCGCCTACGGCCTTCGAATGCGCGTCGTAACGCGCGGCCGGGTCCATGCGCAGTAGCCCGCGCACGTCAACGTCGAAACCCTGTCCGTCTGGCACCTCGAAACCGTCATCGAGGCAGAGCTCAAGCTCTTCGATGGGGGCTTGCAGACAATCGGTGTAGTACGACTGTTCGAGCGCGCCAATGTTGGCCGCTGTTTTCGAGCCGGTCGGGTCCGCGCCGATTTTGTAAAGCGGGACGTGATAGCAGCGCGCAACGTCTTCGACGGCCCACCGGAGCTGTTCGACGAGCTGCGCGTCGGTCGCGGTCATCATGACGGTTTCGTATTTCAGCCCGTCGCCCACGACGGCCAAACGGCCGGCGTTCTCGCCGCCGTAGTTCGTTTCCCAATGCGTCTTGAGCCGGTTTGCGGTTTCGTCGCTGATCTTGCCGGGCGCGGATAGGATGCCACCGGGCCGCGACATGTTGCCGAAGAACTTCCGGCTGTTCTGCTGGATACGGTTTCCCATCGTGCCGGCGGCCGCTGCCGCGACGATCGGCGATACGCCGATGAGCGGATGCCACGGGCAGATACCGCGATCGTGGATGATCTCGGACGCGGGAATCGTGACTTGCTCGGGTAGGCCGCGGAGCGGATCGGCGGCGACCTGATAGAACACGGCGCCGCTCGGCGCGACGAGCGGAATCACGCGCGCCGGATCAAGCACGTACATCGCAGCTACGTTGCGCAGCATGTCGCGCACGAGCAGGATGTACGCGTTGCCGGCGAGCAGCTTCGACACCTGCCACGCCTTCACGAACTGGATTCGATTCTGGTACGGGTTCGGCCGGCGCAGCGGCCCCGTGAAGCGTGGCGCGCTGGCGTCCTGCCAGATATTGCCGCTCTGCTTCACGTACCGGATGCCGAGCTTCGAAATGTCCGATGCGATGCGATCCACGCACGCGTACACGGCCGAGAACGCGAGCAGGTCGTGACGGCTATCAACGCCCATGCCGGCCTGCCACGCGCCCGCGAACGGCTCGCGCACGACGCCGGCAATCGCACTGCCGCCACCGACCGGAGCGGGCGGGGCGGCTTTTCGTATCCACGAAAGCAGCCGCATCAATCCCCCGGCCGCATGTCGCGGCGCTTGTACGTCGACCGCTTCGGCGCAACATCGCGAATCTTGCCGAGCAGGCGTAGCAAGGCGACGTGCTGTTCTTGTTCGACTTCGATCCGCTCGCCAACTTGCCGCATGCGTCCCTTGTACGGGAACGCCACGGCTACCTCATAGGTTTGCATGGCGCTCTCCGCTTAGCCTGCTTGCGCTGCGTCGCCGTAGGCCGCGCCGGAGATGTACTGAACGCCCTCGACGCGGCGGCGCTTCCAGTTGATGAAGCGCTCGGCCTTCATGGCGATGAAGCCGTTTTGCCACAGCGACACCAGCTCCGTTGCACCGGCAACGGGTGCGCTGTCCATTTGCAGTGACGCTTCGCGGCTCACGTCGAGCGTTACACCGCCGTCGTCGGCGAACAGGATTTCGCTCGCCTTCGCAAGCACGATGTTGTCGCCGACCGTCTGCGAGAGGATCGCCGGCAGACCGAAGAACGTGCCGCCGGCCATCGTCAGGCCCGGAAACTCCGGTTGGCCCATCACATTCAGCATCAGTGAGAGCGACAGAGCCGTCGTTTCCGACATGATCCAGACCGCGCCCGCGACCGACAGGTTGGCCGCGATGTACGCCTGGAATACCTTCTTCACGTCCGCGCGCACGGCTGCCGCATCCTTGCCCGATGCCGGAATGGCCTTGACGCCGTTCGTGATCGACGCGGGCGACAGGCCGTTCGCGCCTGCCGCCACAGCCGGGTCGATGAACTGCTGGTCGAGGAACTGACTAATCGTCGAGATGAGATCCTGCTGGATGACGCCTTCGGCGCTCGGCGTCGAGAAGCGTGCAAGCTCTTCCGTGATCGCGACGATGCCTGCCACCTTCGAGAAGCCGAGCGTCGTCGTGTTGAATGCGAGTGCCGACACCGGCGCGGGCTTGCCTTCGCCGACCCAGCCGACCGACGAGCCCGTCGTCTGGCCGGGGACCCGTACGTTGAACGGCACACGACGCATGCCTTCGATCCGGCCGACGATCGTTGCGGGGCGCAGCAGTTCGATGAATTCGGCGGCCATGTCCTGATACTGGACGAGCGGCCCGGCCCACGCCGGATCAGTCGTCGTGCCGGCCGCGACTGCCGCCTTGAGTACGATTTCGACTTCGGGCGTCGAATCCTTCCATTGCTTCGCAATCTCGGCCGCTTGCATGAGGTTGCCCTTCGAGCGCGCGAGTGCGATCGCGTAGCGCGTGAATGCCGTGCCCTTGGTGACGTTCGGCTTCACGATGACGGGCGAGTGTACTGCCGGGCCGCCAGCGACCGGAACGGCCGACTTGGCCTCGATCGCTTGCTGTTCCTTGAGGCGCGCTTCGTGGGTGTCGAGCGACTTCAGTTCGAGGCCGATTTGGTCGTACTCCTTCGCCTCGTTCTCGTTGAGCGTGCGCGCGCCGTCGGCTGCTGCGCCGTCCATCAGCGCCTTTTGTCGTGCGAGGTGATCGGCGCGCTTCTTGGTGAGTGCGGCGAGCTGTTGAGCAATGGTCATGTCAGATTCCTTGATGATGGGAGCACTCAAACGCACGACGGGCACTCCCACACGGGACTTGTCATGCGCCTTGATCGATTGAACTGCCGCGTCAGCGTTTGCCGGGATCGTCACGGCGCTGAGTTCGAACAGCTCACAGGACTTGATGAGGAAGCCGCCGGTCGCCTTGTCATACTCGGCGTCGATGGTGCGGAATCCGATGGACAGGCCCGGCACCAGACCGGCTTTGATCAGGTTGTATGCCTCATCGATGTACGCGGCAGTGCCGGCGGGGGCGATCGTCGCTTCAACCTCTGCGCCGGCCACCGTGATCGTCATTTTGTTGACGGTGCCGATGGGCTTGCTCGGATCGTGTTGCCACAGGAGCGGGAAGGGCGTCTCGAACTGGATGCCTTCCGGGACGACGGTATCGCCCGCGCGATCGGGTGTCGGCGTGGACGCAATACCCTTGAGCACGCGCGACCCATCGTCGAGGTTCTTCACCTCGAACCGCGAGAACGCTTTATTCGAAGCGCTCGCGGTTTGCTTGGTGATAAATTTCGAAATTTGTCGATTCATTGGCATTCGGTTGCGTGAATGTCGCCATTATCACGCATAAAATGCCAATGTCAAGATCAAATGAAGAACATTTGCGGCTCAATTTCTGATTCTGTCGCATTTTGTTGCGTGACACCGACCGCCATCGCCAAAGCCACCATGCCGTCAATGCGGCCGGTCGACTTCTGTTTCGTGAATTTGCGGTTGCCCGCCGGATCGGAAATGGCCACCGTGTTCACGGCGCACATTTGCAACACGGGATGCCCGCCATGCCGAAGCTTGCGTGCGAGCAAGCGCGCTTCCAACTCGCGGATGGCTGGCGACATGGAAATGAAGCCTTGCCCGAATTCGACGAACCGGCTCAGCTCTTCTTCGGTGAAGCCGACCCGCTCAAGCCATGGTTTGAGGAACCGCATGTTGTAGCGGTCGAACGCGAGCGCGCGCACGTTGCAGCGGTCGAACACGCCGCGCAAGTATTCGGCGACGAATTCGTATTCGATAGCGCGGCCGGGCGTCGTCTGAAGCAGGCCATCGCGCGCCCATACGTCATAAGGCACGCGATCGGCGCGCGCCTTCGCTTCTAGGCCGTCTTCGGGGAGCCAGAATGTCGGATGAACGTCGCCGGCCTCCGACACCAACACGAGCGCTGTCAGGTCGCTGACGCTCGATAGATCGAGGCCGCCATACACGTCTTCGCCGTCCAATTCGGCGGGTTCGCTGCTGTTCTCCATCCAGATCGCGCGCGCGACGAACGGATTGCGAGCTTCGACGCGCTGATTCAAAACCAAGTTGCGATAGGCCGATTCGCGGCTCGGCAGGCGCTTCGCGTCCGACGCCATGCGACGCACTTCCTCGCGATTCATGAACACGTCGAAATGCGGGTTCGCCAGTCGGATCGCCTCATCGCTGAACGGGTCCATGTCCAGCGGCGCGGTATAGAGCGCCACCTTCAGGCGTGGATCGGCACCACTGAGCGCGTCGTCGATGAGCAGGCTGAGCAGGTCGCCGTCGGTGGGGGCCTGCGTGCTAATGACGATCGACAGCGGACTTTCCTGCGCAGCGCTTGCCGTCTCCAGCGCTTCGTACAGCTCGGAGCGGGGGCCTTTGACCTGGCCCAGCTCGTCATGGATCGTGAGTGCGGGACTCAGGCCGAACTTGGTCGCCGCGTCCGCCGACAGCGCCTTGTAGATCGTGCCAAGGTCATGACACAGCAGCTCTTTCGCCGTATCGCGGATCGTGACGTACTGCGATAGATCCTCCGACATGCGCACAGCCTTCGCGGCCAGCTCGAACAGTACGGCCGCTTGGTCGCGCGACTGCGCAGCGCTGTAGAGCTGGCTGTTCGGCTGCGCTTCCGGGCCGACGAGGTGAAGCAACACGAGGAACGCGGAGAGGGCCGTTTTGGCGTTCTTGCGCGCCATCGAGAGGATGAACGTGCGCGTCGGCGTGTCGTAGATTCGCTTGATCCAGCCGCGTTGCTCTTTCGTGAGCTTCACCGGCTGGCCGACGAGCCGGCCTTCAGGGATGCGGCAATGTTCCTCGATCCATCGGATATTGCGCTCGCCGCGTGAGATGCGCTTTACGCGGGGAGTTCCCATGGTTTCTTTGCCTTCTTCTGGTTCGCCAATGTGCGCCCTACCGTCGTGGGGTGCTCGACTGCCTGCCGCGTGATGCGCAGTCGCGTCGCGAGCGACGAAGCCGCGCGACTCTCGCGCTCAGACATTGCGAGCAGCCGGTCGTAGCGCTTCAGACCGTCGTCGTCTGCGAGCCATGCGCGATCGAAATTCAGCACTTCGTCGGCGAGCACGCGTGCGTTCGTGATGTGCCGGCAATACAGCTCGAGCAACGGCGCATGCGTTGCCGTGAACGCGCTGGCCGGCTGATCGTTCACGACCTCGACCCAGACTGCCCGCTCACCGTCGCTCAGGTGAAGCGGGGGTGCGAGACGCTGCTCGGATGCAACCGGCGCGACTGGCGCCGTTACGATCGATGCGGCGGATTTCCGCCCGCGTTGAGACATGTTTTACCTTTTTTGTCCACGTTTATGAAAGCGAAGGGGACCGGCGGTTTCCCCGATTTTGAAACGCTGGAAATCGACCATCCCCCCGGCCGGGGTCGCCGGTCATGACCAACTGCCGTCGATCGGCAGGCCGTTCGGCCCGAACGCCTTGCGCTCGCGATAGCCGAATTGCTGGCGCGTCACCTCGTCATGGTGATCGGCACACAGGCCTCTGAGGTTGTCGTCGGCGTCGGTGCCGCCGTGTTCGAGAGGCGTGATGTGATCCACGACGACGGACTCGCGCACAACGTCCTGTTCAGCGCACAGCACGCAGACCGGATCGCGCCGAAGGATGCGAGCGCGGATCTTCATCCACTTGCTGCCGCGTGTGCGCTGTTGGACTCGTGCGCTCATCGCATCGACCTCGGCGGCGGCAGTGGCAGGAACCGGCGCGACGGTTGCGAGCCCATCGTGCTTGCGCGGGACCAGCAGAACAGGACGCGCTCAAGTTCACCACGCGCATTCAGCGCGTGCGCGGTCGCTGCGTCGAGGTATGCCTCGGGTGCGGGAGCGGTGAGAATTTGTTCTCGCGGTGGCATGTAATTGCTAAAAATGAATGTATCAAGCAATTATGTTCTACGTTCTGGACGTTTACAACCAGCATCCCAAAACAGGAGGGGGTTCCTGAAACGGGCATGCCTGAAACAGGAGGGGCCGCGCTGCGGCGCTTACGGAGAGTCGGCACCGCTTGTCGGGGTAGAGGGGTGAGATTGGGAGGGGGTGGAATTTCGAGGGTGTCGAATATTGCACCCTTTCGCGCGAGCCTTGTGAGCAAAGGGTTTGCGGGAGATCGGCCCATCTTGGGGGCGGTCTAATAGCCCCAATTCCCGCTGAAATAGTCCCAATTTCGCCTGAAAGGGTGCCGTTTTTGCACCCATTCCGTCCCGCGCGGATTCTCTTGTGGATAACTCTATGAATCGGACCATCGACGGGCCTTCACTAGCCCATCAGCAACACGAATTTAGCTCGTAGGTATGGCAATACTATAAAGCAGTACATTTTCTGTACAGGGAGTCGAGAGGTGGGAAATCGACGTAAAAACACCCGAAACCCCTTATAAAACGGGCATTCCGGGCGTTTTCTCTCCCTGTTCGTTTTCTGTACTGGAAAGGCGATCCCCTGTTCAGTTTCTGTACTGGAAATTCTGATCCTCGGGTACAGATTCTGTATTGGACGGGTACGTTTTCTGTACAGGGGCTTTTTTCCTAGTCTGTTGCTTCTTCCTTCCCTCCGTCCGAAGTCTTTCCAATCCTTCAGTGAGCGCCCGCTCGGCTTCACGTACCGACTCAAAAGCCCGGTAGTCGTGAGTCGCCTTGATCGCCTGTACGCCGGTTTTCGGCTGCTCGTACACTTCCACGTCCGTGAAGCGGTAGAGCGACGGCACGCGGCTCCCCTGCCGCAAGCCGCCTTCGATCGTCACGGCGATGAAACCGAGCGCACGCAGCTCGTACAGCGCCTTGGCGAGCGTCGTCGGGGCCGTCCATCCCTTATGCTTCATTAGCGACAGCGAAGCCCCAATACTGCCGTTGTTCGAGCCGTTCATCGCCATCCGCATGTCTATGTACAGTTTTACGGCAGACGGGCCGAGAACGCGCCACGCCGGGGTATTCAGCAACGAGTGATAGAGCCGGACGTGCGCCCCGAGCGGATCGGACCACCCCTTCTTCGTCATCAGCCCTCCCGCGACGCCAGCAGCAGCCCTTGGATGACCTGCGCGAGCAGTTCCGGCCGGATGCTGATGCCTTGCCGAGTCGGCACGAAGTCGCCGTCGCGATCCACGACGACGAGGCGCACGTCGACGTACCGCCGGCCCCTGTACCAGCGATGCGAGATTCGAATCCGCTGTGTAGCGCTTTTCTGAACGTCTGCGATGGTTTCGCCGCTGTCGTATGCGCTCATGCGATCACCTCATTTTGTGAGGATTGCTTAGCGCTACGCTGCTGGCCAATCTGATTCATTTCGACAGCGTACTGAGCCGCCGTAGCCGCGCCGAGGTCGGCAAGCAACCATTCGTAGGTACAGTCATCCTCCAAGCGCTCTTTGATCACATGGAACAGGGCTTCGAGGCAAGCGAATTTGTCTCGCGCCTCCAGCACAGCCCGTTCGAGGCGGGGCATTTTCTGGTCAGGCATGGCTGGCCTCCCGTTCGTTGACGTAGCCGAGTAGTTCGTCTCCGCGCAGCGGCTTAAGATACGAGTCGTGGGCGAGCATGCGATTGCCGATGCGGAGCCGCGTGCGGTTCTTCGTGAGCGTCATGCCGGGGGCGCCGAGTAGCGTTACATTCCATTCGGACTCGCCGATCGAATGAAGTGCGCCGACCAAGACGATGCGACCGACAAGGGCCGGATTCCATGCGCGAATAACGCGGGCCAAGTCGCCCTGACGGCATCGGAGGTTAGCCATGGAGCACCTCCTTGCGGGATGCCTCGAATGCTCCCCGTCCTGTACTCGCAATGTCGCCGTATTCGAGTGCGATAAGAGAGGCTTCTTTGGCGACGGTCGTGATATGGGCGATTCCATTTGCACTTGCCAGATGCTCGATGACTTTGAGCAAGTCCCTGATTCGCTGGAATCCCTCGATTGCGATATTGGATTCATCGATGCTTTCGCGAAGCGCATCGTCAAGGCTCTTGATCGTGTCAACCATGACGCACCTCTGCTACCGCGCTCTTGATTTCGTCGACCAAGTCAGCAGCCAGCCAAATAAGCGCCTCCTGATCATCGTCGTACAGCCGCTTGAATGTGACGAATCCCTCGCCGTACATGCTCGTCAGCAGCGCGCTCAATTGTGCGGCCTTGCCCTCGATGGAAATGTCGCTCATGCCGACACCTCCGCTCGCGAAACAGAGCGCAGCTCGCCGAGCTCGATCGCAGCGCGTTCGGCGATGTCATTGCCAATGTCGCACATCACGCACGCGCGCATCGTGATCGAGTTCTCGCTTTGGATCACACCGAAGAGCTCTTGCAGTTGTTGGAGCTTGTTGGCGAGGTCGTCGAGCGCTTGACCGTCGAGGAGGAATTTAGCCACGCGACACCTCCGTACGGGCCAGCTTGTTGCCGAGGATGACTCGGGCCAGTGCTGCGAAGTGCTCGGCGTCCTCGGCGTCGATCACCAGATCGCCATAGTTCGTTTGGATGACGAACCCGCGCTCCATGTCGGGTACTTGCTTCGCCAGAGCGTAGCGAAGGGCGTCAATCATGTTGGCGTCACGCATGGCTCGCATCCTCCTGACGGCAGAGTTCGGCGAGCTGCGCCATCACGGCGCCGCAAATGTCGAGCGCATCGAAAACGGTGGGCGCAAGCGCGGCTTCGCGCAATGCGTGATTGATGATTTCGCGATACGAAGAGGGGAGTTGCGATTGCTCAGGACGAGCGGGGGCGTTAGCACGCATAGCGGCCTCCAACGTTGATGTTGAAAGCCCGCTTCCCGACGCCAATCGGGGTGGGCGGGCACATGACGGGGTTGGCGTACCGGAACGTTGGCACCGGCGAGCGCAAGCGCTCCCCCGCCAAGGCCCACCCATAGAAAAGGTGCGCGAAGGCGTATGGACGTAAAAAAACCGCACTACGGCGGTCGTCCGCCAACAATTGCCGGACGCCAATCCGGGTGGCTGTTGTCTCAGCCACAGCGAAAGTATACGCGCGCTGGTTTACGGGCTGCAAGGGCTTTTTGAAGGGGCGCATCATGCGGCACTGTCTTCGTCCAGGATCGCGGCGATTTCCTCGGCCGCTTCCGCCAGGTTGCGGTAGCCAGTCAGGCGATAGCGCAGCACGCGTGCCATCTTGCCGAATTGGGTCGGCACGGTTTCCCATTCGCCGGCGATCAGCCAGCCTTCTCCGCGTAGCGTCGAGATAGTGGTATTCAGGCAGTGGTCGCCCATACGCTCGGCCTCGAAGCGATTCAACGAAACCCCTCGGCGCAATTCGAGCAAAACGCGATCGATTTTGCCGAGCGGCTTTTGCGCGAACGTCGTGTTAACATTTGCGTTCGAATTGAGATTCTTTTTGTCTTGGCTGGCCTGCGGGTCGGCCATTTTTTTTGTTTGCATGGCTCAGACCTCCGCACGGTAGTTTGCGGGATCGGAGAGCCAGCGGTGAATCTCGCGGTTCGGCCATGCAATACAACGCTGCGAGCCGAGCTGAACGCGCCGCGGAAAACGACCGGCGATTTCACGCAGCCGGATTGACTCGCGCGAGAGTGGCACGAACGTTTTGAGATTCTGCCAGCGCGAGTATCCGTCGAGCGGCAACGCCTGGGGTGAGGCGGTGAGCGGCTGGGCACTCAGTTGTGCGGAAGTTGTATTGGCAGCCATGCTGTAAACCTCGTACAAGGTTGTTGAACATGGCAGCAGTTAAATATGTTGCGCTCGACCCGGGTGCCAGCTGGCAAAACTCGATGCTAGCTGGCAAATTGATCAAGCTTCGCTGAGCAGGTCAAGGCCCGCCTTGATACTGGCTCTGATGGATGACGATCCCGTGCCTTGTCGCTTGGCATCTGGCAGAGCGTCGAGAATTTCGGTGACTGCCTCGGCGATTCTCGACGAGTTTGGATCGTCCCCCTTTCTATAGCGATTCGATGCGCTCGCTAGAGCAAGCGCGAGGGCGCCGATTTGCTTGTGAAGGGACGCGCGTTCTCGATCTCCAAGATCCGACGGTGCAGAAGCGCCAGTGCCGGTGCGGTCATCGTTCAACAGATTGCGGAGATCGGTGCTACCGATTCGAAACGTATCCGGAGAGGGAAACTCCAAATCGACGATGAAATCTCGCGCGCTGTTTGACCCTGCCGGCCGAGACGGCATCCTTCGAAGTACCTGCAACAGAGAGTCGTTGTCTTGATCGAGCAGCAGGATTCCGTCCGCGAATTCAATTTTTCCGACCCGATCGCCGTCGAAGATTTCCTGGCGGTCCTTCCTCGCGTTGAAGGCAATACGGTGAAAGCCGTCAAGCAAGCGGACATGATCGGAAAGTGGCGACCAGAATTCCCGCTGAGCTGGAGAAAGCTTGCGTCGTTGCGCGAGCATCGTTTGATCCGGACGTATGCCGAAGCAGTGACTACCCCTGGCAATGGACATTGCGTATCGTCCGGTTGCGTCCCACCACACTGCGATCTCTCCCGCATACACGCGGTCGAGGACATCGATCTCCGTGATGTCTTCGCCGAACGATTCTCGCAAGACTGACGCTGCCTGCGCGACGGTGAACCATCGCTTAAATGAACCCAACTCCCGCATTGCTAGCCCTGTAGCAAAGCCCTGTTTAGGAACCGCGCCAACCGGGTAGGGCACCCGGCTTTCGCCCCGTCGAGCTAGGCGCGGTTTGACTTTTGGGATGCCGTCAGTTGGCAGCCGTGGGCATTGATTGTAGATCGGCATACTGTATTTTTGTACAGGTGCGACAATCAGGCATCGGATGATGCGAAGGGCAGTCGTGGCACAGGGATAATGCTTGTCTACGACGGTCAGTTTGCGGAGGCGTAGCCCCGGACGTACGTCACGGATGCTGTGCCGTCTCAAACCAACCCAAATCGGAAGTCCACCTGGCGGCATCAAAGGAAGCTCGGCAATTGAAATTTATCGCTTAAAGTGCGATGCTGAGGATGCAGAGAAAGATATCTTGATCATCAAGAATCGCCAGATTTAGGTGGCTTGCTCAACGGGGATAGGGAGGCTTTGCCAAAATATGTTTGATTCAGTAACTGTCGCCAACTTTATGCGGGTAAAAAATACGGGGGCAATTCCGTTAGGGCCAGTTACCGTTTTGGTCGGGGAAAATGGATCTGGTAAATCGTCTATTCTGAAGGCCATTCACTGGGCAGTCCGCTGTGCTGTCTTACGCGATAACTTGGATCGAGTTACGTTAGAAAGAATGGATTATGTTCCGAGTAGAGATTTTTTGCACTTGGGGCACAAATTCCGTTTAAATAGTGAGGGTGCTTCGCCGCGGGCTGAGGTGGTCTTGGAATCAGGGATCGACAAGCTAGAAATAAAATTAAATTCGACTCGCAATGATGCCGGCATAAAGACTACTGTTTCTGGAACGCTCGCGAGTACGGTAACCGTAACTTCGCACATCACTGCATATATCCCGGGCCTAGCGGGACTTGCAGAGGCAGAGTCTCTTCTAGCGACCCCAGTTCTTCATAGGCGTGCAGCCTCAGGAGAAGGTGGCTCCGTCTTGAGGCACATATTGCTGGGTCTTGCTATCGCTCAGACTGGCAAGGAAAGTATCGATACGCACGTCGAACTCACTGATCTTAATCGCTGGGTTGGGAAGGTTTTTCCTGATGTTCGCTTCTGGGTCAAGTTCGATCGTTTGCGAGATGTGAATATCGATACCAAATTCCTCACTGTAGATATGGGCGAGGCAGGTAAAAAATTGGAGTTGCAGTGGAGAGCATTAGACATGGCTGGAACTGGATTCCTCCAAGTCGTGCAGATCTTTGCATATCTGCTCCACTTCAAGCCGAAACTATTGCTTATTGATGAGCCGGACTCGCACCTCCACCCTGGAACACAGGAGCGTCTAATTTCTGCGATCGAGGATGCAGCGAAATCCTTCCCAGAAACGCAGTTCATGCTTACGACCCATTCCCCCAGCTTGGTCCGGGCGTCAAGTGCAGTGTCTCAAATTCACTGGATCTCCGATGGCCAACTTCGTGCAGAAAAGGAAGTGCAAATTCGTCAAAGAATGGGCTGGGGAGCGCTAGACAAAGATTTGATGCTCATCACTGAAGATGGAAACTTGGAGTACATGAAATGCATCCTAGCTCAATGGCCTGAGCTGGATCGAAAAATATTGCTGTGGCCAACCTTTGGAGCGGGTTCTCTGCCGCGAGGGAGTGCAGTTGCGAAAATTAGGAAATCACTTGGCATTGCCGTTCTTGTTCATAGAGACAGAGATTTTCTTTCGGATGACGACAAGGATGCTCTATGCAGAAAGATGGAATACGATATTAACGATGTTCCATTTTGGATGCCGAAGGGGTCAGACATTGAGGCAGGTTTTTGCGCTCCTGAGCATTTAGAGAAAATTTTCGAAATTGACGGAGCTGATGCTGTTGCCTTGGTTGGCGAGGCGTTAGGAGGTATCGATCCTGATGCTGCAGAAACTGACTTCAATACTGCCTATCAATCGGCCACGGGTGGGATAAATAAATCTGAAGTCGGAGTTCCAAGTAAGCGCTGGAGAGATCTTGGTGGATTTTGCGTTAACACCGTCAAAGGAAAGCAGTTGCTGGGCGAGATTGAGCGCGCGGCACAGAAGAGATACGTCGGAACAAATGAAGTGGCGAAATTAAAAGGCCTGAAGGCAATATTAACTCCAGCAGTGCCAATGCACACTGATCTGAAAGATATGCTCGATCAAGCAATATTGGAGCAAAGGGCGCGAGCGGCGAAACCCTAGCTAGGTTAGTAGGTTGATTTAAGCTTCCTGGCTACAGGTAATCGAAAAGCGGGCGCTGGGTCGTGCTCCTCGAAAGGCGGCTCTTGGTCGAGTGCTTACGTGTCGCCAACGCGCCCCCGGGAATTCGCGATGCCCGTTTTTGTACAGGTATCGCAATCAGCCATTGGACGATGTGAAGGGCAGTACCTTTGCACCTGCCTTCAGATCGTCGAGGTAGTCGGCCCAGCGCTGCATCATCTTCCGCCGCTCTGGCAGGTACTCGGCGTGAACGTAGGCGGCCGTGACCTGGTTGCGTTCCGCGTGCGCCATCTGGCGTTCGACAACGTCGCGGCTGTATCCAAGTTCACGCAGTGCTGTCGCTGCAAGGCCGCGGAAGCCGTGTCCGGTCATGCGCGACTTGTAGCCCATCCGATACAGGGCATACAGCATCGTGTTGTTCGAGATATGGCTCCGCCCCTGCACGCTGTAGAAGACGAAGCGCTGCTGACCATTGATTTCGCGCAACTGTTTCAGAACGTCAATTGCCTGCCGGGAAAGCGGCACGATGTGCGGGTCACGCATCTTCATTCGCTCGGCCGGTACGCGCCATTCTGCGGCGTCGACATCAATCTCGGGCCACTCGGCCTGAATCATTTCTTTAGTCCGCACGAACGTCAGCGCCATGAACCGCAAGGCGAGCCGCGTGACTAGATCGCCAGAGTATTCGTCAATGTCGCGCATGAGCTGCGGGATCTCGGTCGCCTTCACTCGCGCCATATGCTGTACGCCGGCGCTCTTCTTCAATACCGTTTCCGCGTCGATGTCGGCTGCCGGGTTTCGAGTACACCGGCCGGTCATGATGCCGTACTGAAACACGGCCCGCGAACGCTGTAGCACCCGCTTGGCCGTCTCGCGTACCCCGCGCGATTCGACGGTGCGGACGATCGCCAGCAGTTCGGGAGCATCGATGCTCGAGATAGGGCGGGCGCCGAGTCGAGGAAACACATCGACTTCGAGGCAGTTGATGACCTTGCCTGCGTACACCTCGGACCACCCGCCACGCTGAGTTTCAAACCATTCACGAGCGACGATTTCGAACGAACTGGCGGCGGCCAGCTGCGCAGCGCGCTTGTCGGCCTTCTTGGCTTCGCCTGGGTCGATACCTGCGGCAAGCTTTTCGCGCGCGTTATCGCGGCGAGCGCGTGCCTCGGCAAGCGAGACTTCTGGATACGTGCCGAGCGCCAGGCTCTTTTCTTTGCCGTCGACGCGGTACTTGAGAACCCATCGCTTGCCGCCGGCCGGCGTTATCAATAGCAGCAGTCCGCCGCCGTCATAGAGCTTCTGTTGTTTCTCAGCGGGCTTGGCTGTGCGGACCTTGAGGTCGGTGAGCGCCAT